ATTCTAAATCTGATTTAGACTACACCTTAGACGTTAATCGAATATTCGATAATCTGTACAACGAGGAATGACATGGCGGTTTCAAACAGCGTAGATTTCGAACTGGATGTAGATGAATACATTGAGGAAGCTTTTGAGCGTTGCGGCTTAGAGGTGAAGACAGGTTATGATTTAAAGACCGCAAAGCGTTCTTTGAATCTTATGTTGGCTGATTGGGCAAACCGTGGATTAAACCAGTGGACGATTGCACAACGCACTGAAACGATGGTTGAGGGAACAGGAGCATACGCTCTTAGTGCGGATATTATTGATATTTTGTCCGTGGTTGTTCAACGTGACGGAACGGACTACTCTTTGTCTAGGTTAAGCCGAGAGGAGTATTTAAACATACCCAACAAGGCCACCAAAGGTCGTCCTAATCAATTTTTTCTAGATCGACAAATTATACCTAGTTTAAAAATTTGGCCCACGCCGGAAAACAGTACAGACGTTGTGTACTATAATGCACTTACGCGCATGGATGATGCGGACACATATATTAACACTTTAGACATGCCTTTTAGGTTTTACCCCTGTTTAGCCGCGGGTTTGGCTTATTATATCTCGGTAAAACGAGCCCCGCAGCGCGTACAACTATTGAAAGCCATGTATGAGGAAGAGTTTGAACGCGCAATGACGGAAGACCGCGATAGAGCTTCGTTTAACGTGGTGCCACAGTATCAGTACTATAGGACGGGTTGATGACCAAGTTTGCAAGTGGAAAAAACGCTTTTGCAATTTCTGACCGTTCTGGTTTTCGGTATCGGTATAAGGATATGCGAAAAGAATGGAACGGTTTGTTGGTTGGTAGGGATGAGTGGGAAGCCAAACAGCCTCAGCTAGGTCCTTTTAGAGAGGTTTCTGATCCGCAGGCTTTGCAGGATGCACGTCCTCAGTTTCCTGATACGAACACGCCGTTTATGGTTAAAACTACTAACGGAATTACTTATTTAGGAAATGGGAACTGGGCTACGTCAGGAACCGCGGAGCTTCCAACGGAAATAAACAACACTGTAGCTTTAGAAGGCTCAGTAGGTGAGGTCACGGTGACAACATGAGCTACACATACACAACACTTAAAACAGCCATACAAGATTACACGGAAAACGACGAAACAACGTTTGTTAAAAATCTTCCTATTTTTATTAAAAATACGGAGGAGCGAATCTTAAAAAACGTCCAGTTAAGCCTGTTTCAAAAGAACTCCGCGGGAACCTTGACCGAGGGAAACAAGTATTTAAATGCTCCTGACGATTTTTTAGCTCCGTTTTCTTTATCCTTTACTAGTAGTAGTACTCAACAGATATTCTTAGATTTTAAAAACTCGGACTTTATTCAATCCTTTACTCCAAATGCTGCGGTCACTGGACCGCCTCGGTATTATGCGCAATACGATTTACAAAACTTTATCCTAGCGCCTACGCCGGACAGTGGGTACGCGGTGGAGCTTCACTATTTCTATCGTCCGTTGAGTTTAACGCAAAGCGCTTTTACGTTAACGTTAACCAGTGTTGTAGGTACTTTTACCGCGGCGGATACGATTACTGGATCAACTAGCGGTCAATCTAGCGGAGTTAACGCTGTACCGTCTTCCACAACGCTGACTGTTGTAATTCCAAGCGGCGACTATGTTGTTGGAGAAACGATTACGGGAAGTGACACGGGTGCTACCGCGGTAATTTCAGCTATTGGAGCGGATACAACTGTTTCGTGGCTCAGTGACAACGCCGAAATTGCCATGTTGTACGGATCGTTGATGGAAGCCTACATTTTTATGAAGGGTGAGCAGGATATGGAAGCGTTATATGAGAAGCGGTTTGGAGAGGCTATTATGGGACTGAAGATGCTGGGAGAAGCCAAAGAAGTTACCGATGAATACCGTACCGGACCTGTAGTGAGGCCAAAACAATGAACAACATGTCTTTTGGCGTGTCCATGTCTAACGATTTTAAGGTTGGTGTTGAGACTACGAATAACCGAGGCTTTACGCCGGAAGAAACTGCGCTGCGCTGCGTAAACAAGATAATTGGTGTTTCTGATAACGCTCCTCCTGCCATACGGGATCAAGCCCGTGCATATCGCTCCGAGATGGAGAAGATAATTTCTGTGTATATGAAACAGGCTATCCAAAGTGACCGTACTACGGTATATAATGCAATAAAGGATTCTGGTCAGCCCGAGTTGGCCGAATATATAAGGAAAATGTAGATGGCTTTCAGTGGCAACTTTCTATGCACGTCGTTCAAAGTAGAACTAATGAAGGGCGTACATAACTTTACGGCAGCAAGTGACCAATTTAAACTGGCCTTGTATGATAACAGCGCCAGTTTCACCGCGGCAACAACTGCGTACACTTCTAGTAACGAGATTACCGGTACTAATTACACCGCGAAGGGCAACTTTCTTACCAGTGTAACACCTACGTCCAGTAGTACAACGGCGTTTACAGATTTTGCTGACGAGGTGTTTTCTACGGTAACCATTTCGGGAGTGCGGGGCGCGTTAATTTTTAACGAGGCGGCATCTGGTGATCCAACGGTTTGCGTATTAGATTTTGGCGCGGATAAGGCGGCTAGTGCTGGCGACTTTACAATTGTATTCCCCACGGCTGATGCCTCTAACGCGATTATTCGGATAGCCTAATGGCTGATGCGGTTGCAGCCTTTCAGGGGTGGAATAGCTCCATACAAGGATGGAACACGGGTACTTGGAATACCAACGTTGCCTTTCCATTAACTGCGACCAGTGCAATTACAGGCGTAGCCACTTCGGGTGACGCGATAAACGGTGTCACGGGAACCTCCGCCACCGCTTCGGTTGGCTCTGTGACGGTGGTTGGTGAGGCCAACGTTTCTGTAACGGGCGTCGCGGGCACCTCAGCGTTAGGTAGCTTTTTTACAACAAACACAGAAGTTCAAATGACTTCTGCCATAGGCACTACAACCATTGTAGGAGCCGCAAACGTTGAGGTCACGGGAGTTAGTGCTACGGGTCAAATAGGCGAATTACGGTCTGCTTGGAGTAACATAATTCCCTCTCAAACGTCTAACTTTACAAACATCACGGTTGCTCAAACGTCTAACTTTACAAACATCACGGTTGTTCAAACACCGGATTGGGTTGAGATTGAGCATGGCCTCGCAGCATAGGATAACAATATGGCAAGCGTATATACAAACGATCTTCGCTTAGAAGAGATTGGCTCTGGAGAACAATCGGGTACTTGGGGCGATACAACTAACACAAACTTAGAATTAATTGCTGAAGCGTTTGCTTTTGGCACTGAGGCTATTACGACTAACGCGGACACACACGCCACCACCATTGAGGACGGTGCCACTGATCCGGGACGCGCCCTGTTTTTAAAGTACACGGGAACGCTGGATAGTGCTTGTACAATTACGCTTGGTCCTAACACGGTCAGCAAGATGTGGTTTATTCAGAACGGCACCAGCGGTTCGCAGAACATCATTATTTCTCAAGGGTCGGGTGCTAACGTCACAATTCCCGCGGGTCAAACCAAGTCTGTTTACTCCGATGGCGCGGGTTCTGGTGCCGCGATAGTTGATGCCTTTGCCACGCTTAATGTTGTGGATTTGTTGGTTGATGACGATCTGACGGTTACAGATGACATGACTGTTGGCGGCACCCTTGGTGTGACAGGCATTGCTACATTTACTGACGATATAATCATTGGTGACGGTAAGACTATTGGCTCTGCCTCAGATGTAGACGCCATTACCATAGCTTCCAACGGGCAAGTGACTCTTACACAAACACTGATAGGTACAGCCTTAGATATTAGTGGTGACATAGACGTAGATGGCACAACCAATCTTGATGCAGTAGATGTAGACGGTGCCGCTAACTTTGCTGCTGACGTTACTTTTGCAGACGGTGCAGATATCATTACTGCTTCAGCAGGTACATCTAACTTTCGTGCAGGTGTAAACGCAGGTAACTCAATAGCCTCTGGCGGTGACAAAAATGTGCTTGTAGGTGATGAAGCAGGTACTGCGATTACTACGGGTGATAGAAATACGGCTGTCGGATTTGAAGCATTAAAGACAGAAGATGCACATGGCAGAAATGTTGCTATAGGGTATCATGCACTAGAAGATTTAAATGCAGGTGCAGATGCTTTAAACGTAGGTATTGGTTATAATGCAGGTGCAAATCTTACTACAGGTATACGAAACACTTTAATTGGTGGAAATGCAGGTGATGATTTAACAGATGCTGACGATAATGTAGCTATAGGAAGACAG